TTATTCTCATACTTAACCTCTGCTGGTTGATCCTTTGTACCTAAGCTAATTTTATTATCAGTCCAAAAAACTTTTCCATTACCGAAATAATACTTGTTAACCTTTGCATCTCTTTGCTCTTTCGATTGTTCTGCAAAAAAGGACACATTTTGTCCAAATTGGTTTGACTGGTCCGAGATACTGGCTGTAAATTTAAAGCCTGTTTCATTTTTGCTTTCGCATACTTTTACTATCTCTTTTAATTTGTCAAGGGTAAAATACCCGCTAATCATTGTACTCATGTTTATATTTGTTTTAATTTAGTAGCCATGATAGGATTCAAACCTATAAACCTCAAAGGGTATGCTGTTCTAATGGGAAGCACTCGTCTATCAATTCCGACACATGGCTAATTTTCATAATTTTTCTATTTCTTCTTTAACATCATCCCAATAACTTATTTTAAATCCTCTATGTGGGTTTTCAAATTCGTAAAGTTTAATTAATTCATTAACTGCTATTAATGCACATCTTTTTTTTGCATAATCTAAATAATAAACATCGCATTCCATTAAGTCATCTTCAAAACTATTAAATAATTGCATTGCTTTCTGTTTTGGATTCATTTCTTTATTAATTTAATTGTTTTTTTATCAATTCGTACCGCTTTCATTGTAGCCACATCTACTTTTTTAGTGTCAAATGTAGGCTTCTTATCGTTTTTCGTTTTACCTAGATATTCGTAATTATTCATTATTTATTTTATTTTTATTATGCTACAAGTTTGAGGTTCTGAATATATTAAAATAGTAGTTGAGTCATTTAATTTAACTTTACTTAATCCATACTGAACCATTCCCATAATGCTTTCAATCTCTACGTTATTTTTATATTTAGTAACTTTTAATTTTTCATTATTTTCTATTGTATTATTACATGACATTATAGTAATTATTACTAGCATTAATATTATCTTATTCATTATCTCTATTTATTTTTAAAGTTCCATTTAAAATTTCGTTGCATACTTCATCTGCAAGATTGCGTTGTTCATCGGACATTTGTCCAAAATTAAACATAATGTTGTCAAAAACTCCCGTCTCATAATTGTTTGTAGTTCGTTCGTGTATCTCTTTTCGCATCTCATAATTAGTCACTCCAACTATCAATTTATGCACCTTGTTAGCCGCCTTTATTGCGTCTTGAAAGTCTTGTTTATAGCCTTTACTCAATTGTAAATCTACTATAACATTCTCACACAACCTACTTATTTGCGTTGCATAAGTTAAAATTAATGTTATATCGGTATTCGATTTTAAATATTTCGGATCCATCATAACATTACCGCTTTATATTTTTCCAAATCGAAATACCCTTTTCCATTATCCAAACTATAATCAAAGAAACTACTTTCACGCTCCGTATCATTATACAACTGCATTTCAGCCATTCGACTTCGCAATACATGGCTTGTAACTCCAATTAATTCAGCTAACTTAACGCCAGTCATTGAGTTATAATTAAGCCTAACTAACTCAATTTGTTCATCTGTTAAATCTACTCTTTGGGTAGACCTTTTACCTTCTTTATGCCTAACAACTGCGACTAAACTTTGCGTACAACCGAGCTTATTAGCTATTTCAATATTCTTTAGATTCAGCATTGTTTTTATCATTTTACAAATGTCGGATGTCTCATGTTTAATCCCTAATAAAGCCCGTCTTTTGCTTACTGCACTAACTGAAAGCCCGAATAATTCGCCAATTTCTTTGAGTTTCATTTTAGGATTCTCTTTTATGTATTCGTTTATTTTTTGCATGGCATGTGTTTTAAAGATGTGAAATCGGACTTATTCAAATTGCTTACTACACTATCAACAATCGTTTTAAAATGTGGTTCTAAATTGTAATGTTCATTTGCTTTTTTAACATTATAAATAATCGTTGTATGGTCTTTTGGAATGAGGCTTATTAAAGTGCCTATTCTTTCATTCGTGTAGCCATTTTTCTTAAATAAATAACTTGCAATTTTTCGGGCATTTACATATTCATTTTTACGCACTTTACCTAGTAAATCACTAATCTTAATATTCGAGTAGTCGCAAATCGTATTTATTAAAGAGTACTCATAAGCACTTAATCGTTTTATGTGTTCTGTTATGTTGTTTTCCATTTTTATAATTTTAATGTGTTATAATATTCTCTTGCTTTCTCAATTTTTACTTTCAAAGTTTCAATGTAGTTTGGATCGTAATCAAATGCGAATACCTTAACTCTTTTTTCAGTTGGTAATTCCTTAATCAAATCGTTATTACGTTGGATTTGTTGACATTCTTTTATATAATCTTCATTATCGTAGTTTTTACCATATTTGTAAACCAACTTTTCGCACTCATTAAGGACCAGGCTTTGAGGTGTTGGCACCAGGGCGTAAATCAATCTATACTTTTCCTTTCCTGTTAGCCACATGTAGCACTGCGCCTGTGCGTAATACATCTTTGATAATTCAGCGTTAAAAAACGTCTTTAAATTCCAACTCGTTTTTATATCTTCAACACAATCCGTTAACACTATGTCGGGCGTTCCAATCACATACTCGTTTTGTAGCTTCGTATTGAATCGTGAACGAAAACCACCTTCAACTACTTGACTAACTAAGTCCATACTGTCCTGTTCACATTCATTACCTTTGTCCATGTATTGATTTTTAATAGATTCTGCAAATCCAAACTGTTCAAATAACCATTTATCTTCAACGAATGTTTTTGCTGTTTCTGAAAGGTTGCCAGCATCTTTGTCGGCTTTCAATTTTGGGTCGGCCATTAAAGCTCCTGTCCCACTGCATCTGAATAATATTTTATTTTCCATTTTGTAAAGTTTGTTTTTTATTGTTGTAAATTGTTATTAAATCGTATTTGTTTATTAAGTCTTCTACTTGCATCAATGTATCTACGTTATTCGCATTCTCGATATGCTTAACGACCCTTTCTTTTTCTTTTGATACATGAGTAGCTTCAGCGCTTAATAACTCCGTATCGCCCGTAAATTGCACAATATCCTTTCTATTTAAGTTAGCACCGAATAAATCCCCAAAGTGGTCACAAGCATCTTTTATCGCAATACTTTTAGCAATTGGTAAAGCCATCATAACTGATCCTTTATTGACGTTTGACATATCCATATTAAGATTGCCACTTCCTTTCGTAGTTTGTAACTCTTGTGCGCCTACGCCATCGTGAAACATCATTTCGTTGGTCGCTGGGTTTAAGTAATGAACCCTAACTGTTACCTCAATTGCATTAAATAATTGTGCTGTTTTAATAACCTCAATTTGATACTTTTTGAAGCATCTTCTTAATAAATACTCAACCTTATCAATCGGTAAGTAATTATAATTTTTAATAAACGGATGCACCTTTACCCATGTTGCAGGTGGTGGTGTTGATAAGATTACGTTTAACTGCTCTAATGGCACTGCATCGAAATCTAATTGTTTGAATAGGCTGGTTATTGTAGCCTTCGTTTGTTTTGCTATTTCTGTTTTCATAATAATAATTGTTTTAAAAGTGGGGGAGTTACCCCCCGTTTGATTAATTCATAGTTTCGGTTTCGGGGTTGTATTCGTAGCCTTCGTCTTCTTGTTTTTCTGCTGTTTCATCTTCAACTAAACTAGCTTGTAAATCTTCCATATTGTCATATAATTTGCTTACAATTGCATCGTAATTCTCAAAGAATGTAGCTTTGTCAATGAATTCAAACCCTTCTTTAAAAGCCTCGAATTTGTTTGAATAATTACTAATTGTTGCAATTTGAGTGCCATCGTATTGCTCGACTCTGAATATTTCATTCTCACTTTTAATGCAATAAAATGCAGTACTAACTGGGGTTATTACTTTAGTAAATGTTGGGAAATTGATTTCGATTTCCACTGTCTCTGTTTTTTGTGTTGTTGTTTTAATTTTCATAATTTTTATTTTAAATGTTTAATAGAGTGCAAATATACTACTTTATTTTGTACTACCAAATTTATTTTTAGAATTATATAAATAATAATTCGTTAATGTTTTCGCTAATGTCTTTACGTTGCTTATCTGTTAGCTTGTTAGGATTAATCTTGTTTTTGTTTTGGATCAACTTATTAACCATATCCAGAAGTTTGTGATTATTACTTCGATACGTTTTCAGGATATTGTTTTTAGGATTAATATAAATACTTTTACGGCCTAACTTTTTATAATCTTCTTTTGATTTTCTAATGTTCTTTCTTTTTTCCATGTTTTTTTTATTGGCAGTTATCAATACAATCCGAATGAGGGAATCTTTCAATAATAAAATCGGGCGCAATCTCTTTGCTTGGTTCTGAAACGATTATTCTATTATCTTCAAATGTAAGGTTTATTTGACCTTCAAAATTGTGTACTAAGCAATATTGAATGAGCTCCTTTATTTCTGCTACATTTGTTACGATTGTTGTATTTACTATTTGCATATTATTTATTTTTAGGTATTATAAAGCCTTGTTCATGACATTGAACACAAAATCTTCCGTATTCTATCATTTGTTTTTCATATATTTCTTTGGCTTTATCTAATATTACTTGCCATGTTAATTTATCCTTTGGTGTATCGTTTAATTGTTGATATAACCATTCAACTGCTGTTTGTTGCTTTTCCATATTAATTATTTTTTATGTAGTTTTTTAATGTGTTAATGTCAGTTTTTAAGAATGCAATTTTATTCCAATCCTTAACTGGTTGTTGCATCTCAATTTCTAATCTTTCTAGTTGACATGCTAAATGTACCTTCTTAACTTCACTCATGGTAACCATGTTGTAATGTGTTTGCGTTAATGTGTTTTGTTCGCTTGTTTGTTGTGTTAGTGTAATCATAATATTTATTTTAAAGTTTAAAAAATTGTGCGTTGAAGTCGCACCCCTTGTTTGTTTTATTTAGTTTAACCCCATTTCAATTTTTAATAATTCTAATTTTATTTGATTATTTTTATACGCTTTTGTTGCTTCATCAAAATTTAAAAAATCTTTACCTAAACTTCTAATTGCAGATACTTTACAAACATTTACATAATTATATTTCCCTGTAACTACCATTACTCTATATTCAGTATTTTTAATTAAAAAAGAAGTAGTTGTATAAGTTGATCCGTTTACTGTGTTAATGTTTGTCATAATATTTATTTTTAATTGTTATTGATAGTGCAAATATACACACTCTTTCCGTACTACCAAATAAATTTTACATTTATTTTTGTTAATGCGCTGAAACGTTGATAAATAAAGGCTATTAATTTTAAAAAAAAATCCCAATGTAGAAACATCGGGACATAAACATTAAATTTATTATGAAAAAAACGAATTAATAAAAAAATATACTATATTTGCATTCAGCTAATAACAAACAATTGTTTGAGGGTAAATTATTTTTTTAATAGTTTACCCTTTTTTTATATTGGTAATCCATATTGAAAGTGCATCCAATCTTTATTTTTTAATCTACCCAATGAAGCAAAGCCATGTTTTTCAAAGATGTCAATCATAGCTTTGTAGTCTGGTCGTGCAAATCGTGCTGTCTTATGATTTTCTTTTAATGTGTTTCTGTTAGGATCCAAATCTATTGCCGTACCCCATGAATGTGCGCTTAATTTAGTTCTTGAACCACGCATTAATCTATAATTAAAACACCCACCAAAATCATTAATCCCCAATTCATTTATCTTTCTTTCTCCGTAACTACTCAATAATTCATTGAATACATTTTTAAATGCCTGTGCTACTTTTTTGTGGCATCTCATACGCTTAACTGGTTGCCTATCATAATACATCGTATAAGGCAAATCAATCATTACTAAGTAACTACCTTGTGGATTCGCTTTTCCGAAATACTTTTCCTGTTCTAATTGAGTAAAGATTTTTGGCTTCATGAATTACAAATTTATCATATTAAAATTTGATTTCAAATCTTATTTTAGCACTCGTTGATTTGTCGGTTATTTCGCACCCAATTGAAGCGGTTACTTTCCGTATTTGTACCTCGATTTCAGCCTTTAAATTAACGTCGCTATGCTTTACCTTAATCGTGTTATTATCTAGCGTAAACAAGCTATCTTTTGGCAATGCTAACCGCATTAAATCAAACTTTGCGCTAACAATTGAGTTAGGCATTTGTTTTGATTTTATCCGTTGAAATAAATCTTAAACCGATGTTTATAATATTAGTTAAAAAACCAACCATTACACTCAATCTCAGGCTTAAATTTTCATCCATTTTTAAATCCGTGAATAACGTAGGCAATAAAGCCATTATCATTGTCATGCCTACCATAATGTTCATTATAATAGTTTTGGATTGATACCATTGTTTAGTAGTTGCTTTCATATTATAAAAATGGTTTAAAATTATTTTCAGTTAAAATAGTTGCAAATTTTACACATTCGTAAAAATTACCATTTTCATCAGTTAATGCTAAATCGCTTTCAATTTGCACTATCATTGTGCTATCAACTATCAATCTTTGAATAGTCACATTTGTAAGTATATCATTATCATGGTAAATCGTACTGGCTAATGTTGTTTGTCCATCTACTACGCAAAAAAATTGCGCATTCCCATAGTGTACCACATCTAATGTTTGTCCCGCTTGTAATATTAATTTTGTCATGGTTTATATTTTTTAAAAATTATACAATGTTTGCACGAATATCTGTTAATAAAATTTCGGCTGTATTAAAATCTTGTATATTATTTGCCGAAAATTCAGCATAGAAATTGCTGTCTAAAATTACCAATTTAACTCCATCAACAAAGAATTTTAAAGATATGTAATTACATATAAAAATTATGTCACCGCCATATACTGCAACTTCAAAAACCATTGGTTGACCTGTAACGTCTGGCACTACTCTAATATCATATTTGTTCGCAATTACTTCATTTGTAATAATGAATTTTCCGTTATCTATTATCATTTTTTTTTATTTTTTATTTATTAATTAATTATTTTTTAATATCCGAAATCGTTACAATCGTTACATTCCCCACGTCTTAAGTTTCTATTTCTACTCAAATTGAAACTTGAATTTGTTTGCAATCCACTAAAATAAGGCGTATCTCTATCCGGAGTTATTCCATCTAAGAAATCAGCGCTATTGTAAGATGGATAATCTGTTAAATTATTGCGCAAAAATACCGTCATCATTTTAGTATAATTCTCAGCAACGCTTCGGACCTCATTTTGTAAGAATTTCAACGCTTCCAAATCAATTGATTGACCGCTTTCGCTGTCATTATTCATGATTGATTTATTAAACAATTTATACTTTAAAAAAGGTAAAGCATGGTAAAGGGCATAGTTACAAAGCATGGCACCTATGAAGTCATCTAGTACTTTTTTATTTGGAATTGTTAACGTGTTATTCGTTATTTGTGTTTGTAATTCTTGGTAAAAAGTAGCACCTAAATAATTCTGCAAGTAGATATCTTGAGCCTGTAATATAAACGGCTGTAAATCGTCAGGGCTCACCGATTGATGAATCGAAGTATATGATTTTAGTTTTGTTTCGGATACGAAAAGTACGTTAGTTATTGCCATTATTCAACAGTTGTTAAAGGTTCTATAATTGTAGTCGGAGTGATAAGTAATTCTGTTTCATAACCTCTATTTAGTAATAGATTATTAAACACCCTCAACATACTTTTTTGTATTGGTCGAATACATGTACCGATAAAATGATTATAAGCAACCGCCAATTCATCAGCATTTGAACTAAAGCCAGCGCCACCATTATACAACCCCAAAAGTAATGGACTTGTTATTCTATGGCCCGTTAATATTCGTGTAGTTATTCGAGTTTCTAAGGTAGTGTAATAACTATCATTAGTGCTTGAAATCGGAGTTACTTCGGGGGCGTGCTCTTTATCTTGACTGAATGCAACGAAGGCTTTTCCAGCATTCTCTGTGCCTCTATAAGCCATTGTTAATTCGTCGTAAATCTCTTTGCGTTCTTCGGGTGCTGGGATTCCATTATTCAACGAAATAAACAAAGAAGGATTCAAGCTATTTGCTAAATTTGAGATATGAAACTTTGAAACCTCAATATCAATTTGAATATCATTTATTGATCCAGCATAAGTTGGTAATGGATAATAGATATTCCCCGGCTCATAATCAAAAGCATAAAGAATTTGCGAAGGGCATTCAATTGACAATGTAGGGTTATAAGTTGCGTATTGTGTAGGCTTATATTTGTTTGCATTTTCCCAATTTGTAGAATAAAAATATTCCATTGGCGCATCGTCGCCAGCTTCAATCTTACCGCTTCGTACCTTCGTAAAATCTAAGTGATATATTTCGCTAATATTGTTACCATCGTTTGACCAAATTACATTCAAAGCATAGCCACCAAAAGTTATGTAATCTTGAGCGCATTTTTCAAACACATCATTCCAACTATCAATCGGATTAGCACGCACTAAAACGTAATTTAAAGCCTCGTCTTTCGTCTTTAATCCGTTACCGATAGTAGCATCTATCTTTGATTGTATTGCCGTTCTATTAATCGCTGAACGTAGAAATAAACCAGCTATAAATTGTGGGTATAAATTATCTTCGCCAAATGAAATCCATTTTTTTGAATTACGTTCCGAAAATACGGGTAAATTTATTTGTATTTGTGAAAGTGAATTAAAAGCAAACTTGTTCATAATATTAAATATCTTTTTTAGCGTTTTTTCGCAATGAAATAATTTCGTAAATATACTTAACCGAAACCAATATTGAAGCTATAATCGAAACTATATAAAATACTGATTTTAAATCTTCGGGAAGGGTAGTTAAACTTACGCCAAAAGTTGTGGCATTTAAGATGTTTACGGGCTCTTTTAATGTGTCTATTATTGTTCTCATTAGCTAACGTATATTATGCTTTCGCTTTTTTCATTATTGGATATATATTCAATTGT